CATTTTAATATCCTCGTATGGATTAGGGGCGGTTTCCCGCCCCATCACCAATTAACTTAACGCCATTCAAACTTTCCACGATCAGTGGAAATATTTGATTTCGCTATACCCTGTGGCATCTGATTCTTACCCATACTGGCCATACCTAGAGATTTTAAAGACTCTCCAGCTATGTCCTTCTTTTCGATAAGACCATTCTGATTAACCGTTGGGTGATTTCCTGCTGTATCTTTAGCCATAATTGACCTCCTTAGTACCATTCAACAACAACATACGGATAACCCATACCAGCTTCAGTACCAGCATCTACCCCAACAACTGGGGTACATTCGATCTGAGTATCAGCCGGAATAGCCTCTGCAATAATAGCATCCGTATCATCTTGGATATTGAACGTATCAGTCAAAGTAGTACCGTCTGTAATGTTAAGTTGGCAATAAGCATTTGCATCACCAGTCGTCCCGACCTGAAATGACGCCTCTGTACTATCACACGCGAAAGTCTCCGTAACCTCAATGCCAACATCAATAATAGTTCCCTTCTTACCCGTTGGCCCCTTAAAGGAGAAAACGGTAGGTGTACCATTACCTAAGTCTTGACTAGCACCAGATTGGATTCGCGTAGTTATAGGATTTGAATAACTCATAATATGCCTCCTAAGCTGCGCTGTCCCACATCACAATACGTGACTGGGCCTGTTGCGTGTGTGTTATGCCAAATCCGCCAAGGTAATACCATGCGACGCCGCGATCCCTTCCGTAATCCCCAGGAATTTTCCCGCGAATTTCTTCAGGAACTGCAATTGCCTCAGCAACAGTATCCTCGCCAAAGAACAAAGCCCAATTGGATTTTGAATTAGTCCACGCTGCAGCAGCAGTAGACATACCCGTCTTCGCAATATTAGTTTGTTCTACGAATCTAACGCCTTCGTAACGACCTATTTCACCATTCATAATCATCTGAAAACCAGGATCAACATACTGCTTGATTGATTCTAGATCATCTTTCAGAGTACGCCATGTCGTCGGCCATGCCAAAGCGTAATAATCATCATCAGCATAAGCTGGGATGTTACGTTCTTTCATGGTATCAACAATTAACTTAACATGTTCTTTCTGAAAAGCCACGTTATTAGTTAGCGTACATGCCGTGTTAGTCGTCAACGTGAGAGCTGTCGTGCTTGTTCCAGCAGTAGGAACTACACGCAAAGCACACGCATTAAACTGAGCAGCAGCAAGAGTATCAAATGCTTTTTTAGCATCGTTCTTCAATACTTTCCTTACCACCTCAGCCACAGGCTGCTCAGAGAGATCGTCTAACTTGCCCGTCCACGGCACAGAGTTACCTGCTTCCGTGATCGTCATTGTTCCCTGAGAGATAGTGAATGAGGTTTCGGGGACTGTATTGGTTTCAACTAGTGTGCTTCCTTGAGTGGAAACATCACTAAACACGTTCCAATGGAATGTATCACCTCGATGAAGTCCCTGGTGCGCTGCGTCTTTTACGTCGCAGAACTGACGGAACTTTACCATTGGCTGAACTGCCATCCTAAGAAGGCGACTCAGATTTAAGGCATACATATAACCACCGGAGGTGCTAACTGACCATACTTGTCCAGCCATAATTACCTCCTATAGAAGTTATAAAATTTGGCCTCTAGCCTTTCTCATCTCCTGAACTATTTCAGAAGCTGTCATTGGAACTTCATCAGAACCAATGTTGGCAGAAGCCCTTGCAGATCTCGGCTGTTGCACAATTTTTTTCTTGCGCTCCAACCTACCATTTTGATTAGGCATTGATCCAGCCCAATCGCGAGTATACTCAGCAGCTGCTTCTATAATTTGATTAGGTGTCCAATCAGGATTATCCTGAGTTAGGGTGACCGTCTTATTATCAGCAATTGTTCTAAGCTCTGGAGATTCTGCTATATCAGGATATTTATCTTCAAAAGACTTTACAGCTTCCTGAAGACTTTTATGATAAACAGCTTCTCTTTGCTGTTTTACCGCTCTTTGTCTACTCTGGTCATAGGACATAATAGCCCTATTTACAACCTCTTCTACATTCTGGGTAGCGTTACCGCGCCCACTATTCGACAAGGTTTTTAATAAACGAGCTGCCTCAGCAGCATCATCTTCAAACAAAGCGCTATGATATTTTTCAACTATGTCGTCAACATCACTTACTTCGTCTTCTTTAGGCGCGTCCTCTTGGGATGGCTGCCTCTTTAGGTTTTCCGCATATTGGCGTAATTGCTGTTCTCTAGCCATTAACTGCCTTTCTTTTGCGGAAGCTTGCTCAAATTTCATTTGAGAAGCTTTATCTTTTTGGTGCGATGATTTTAAAGAATCAAAAGAAACGTCAACTTCTTCTCCGTTGACTTTAATCTTAGTCTTCCATTCTTCTCCATCATGCCATACTGGAGCTTCTGGAGCTTCTTCTTCTAACTCTTCAAGATCCTCCTCCATTACATCCTGACTTCTTCGCTCATAAATTTCTTCTAAAGCTTTTTGTCTACTAGAAGGAGTTAAACTAACCTCTTCTACAAGTGCGTCTTCAGAAGTTTCAACAACCTCTTCTAACGCATCCGTCTGGGTAGCGTTATCATTTTCCATTTTATTTCCCTATGGTTCTAGTTCACCGGATGTTTTATATCTTGAAATAGTCTCTGCGTTTTCTCCGGTAGTAATCACAGAAGCTAACCACTTTAATATATTCATAGGACAAGATAATTTATCACTAATGTCTCTATATACTTGAACCTCTTTTTCTGGAGAAAAACTCCATCGAGACTCAGACATTTTTTGCAGTTCTCTGATGCCATCCTTATACTCATTAGTAGCTCGCTCTACTATAGCTTGACCAATGGATGTATTTAAGAACTCTCTAGTATCCTTTCCCACTCTTATTCTTTTTACTAAATCATCTATCCCCACTTCAAAGGGATCGTAATAGTCCATATTATCCTACCGCGTAAGGTATCTTATTATAGTCATTCCTAGCCATAACTCCTACGGGTCCTTCATCTAACATTTCTTCCTGCCTATTCATCTCTTCATCAGCTATCTGATTAATAAGCGCCTCTCTTTGAAGCATAAGCTCAGCACGTCTAGTTGCCACGTCTTCTTGCTTAAGCTGTAAGTCTATATACTGGAGCTGGGCATCTATTTCTTTCTTGCGAATCTCTGCACCAGTCTTCATATTCATAGCCTCAAGATTACCCTGCTGCTTCATCTCCTCTACCTGTATTCTATTGTCTAATTTCATTTGTTCACTCTCAATTATTCCCTGCATCTCTTCCAACTGACCCTGCATCTCAGCAAGCCTAGGATCGCCTTCAAAAGATATAAACCTATCTCCATCTTTATACCCTAACTGACCAAATACTTCTTTAGTAAGCTCTTGCATATTTATTCTTTCTGCCACACCTGGGAATGCCGCAAGGGTTTGTAATCCCATCATTAAATTCTGAACCTTCTTTAAAGGATCAGTTGCGTTTATTCCAACATTGACCTTTAATAAAACTTCATACTTAAGAAGATCATCAACTGATGTATCCTTCATGGCTTGATTAATAGCTACTGCCGCTTCTCCAGCTAATCCTAATATTACCTCATCTGTCTCATAGTATTGTTCTAATCTAAGCATCTGCTTAAGAACCTTTTCTACCCAAGTTTCGGAAAATGTTCTTAAAACATACTCAACTACACTCCCAGTGCTATTAGCTAAAAGCGACATGCCTCCTACTGTTTCATTTAAAGATCTCGACGCTTGAATAGTAGATGTTGAAAAGTTACCCTGTAACTCATCAAAGTCCATATTAATTCTATCTTGTTCAGCATAAGCGGAACCAGTTACATCCCTGGTTTCTATGATCCTTACATCAGTATCAGGATCGTCCATCTCAACAGCGCCACCAGGTACAGACCTAAATAAAGCATCTAAATCTATATTCCTATCTCTACGAATATGGTAGCGTTTATTAAGAGCTAACTTAACATTGTCAAATCTTTGGTTCCATATATCATTAGCAGCGGCCTGTAATTCCTGCGTAAGTTCCACAGTACCGGCAGGATAAATCTTATGAGCTTCTATATTAGCATACCCCATTACATAGGGCCTTTCACCACTCCTTAACCAAGGATACATCTCTTGCAAAGGAACTGGATCAGTAAGCATGTAGCTAACTCCAGCTGTAAAATAACACCAGTCCTCTCCCTCTTTTCTAATTACATTCTTATGCACCCATATAATCTTATAGTCTTCAACCTCACCATAACCAGCATCATTATCAAGAGGGTCTTCTCTAGGTTCATCTCTCACTAACCTAGTAGTATTATCATCCTCATCGCTAGTAGTGGTTAATAATTCCCCATCACTTAATTCATTCCACTCGCCAGAATCCATCTTCTCCCTAACGTCTTGTAAGTACATTGGAATAAGATGTATTATATAGGGAGAGCTTTCTAATGGATCAGCCCAATCAGATGCTGGGTCAATCCTCAAATTTTCTGGAGAAATAATATCTATAATTGGTTTGTCTCTTATAGATGTTACTTGTGTTCTTCTTTTTTCATTCCCCTCATAATCCATTACTGGCTTATTATCCCTTCCCATTTCTACATATGTTTCATCTCTCTCTTCATAGTCCCAATATTGATGGCTTACACAAACTCCCTGAACAGCCGCATCTTGCAAAGCTGCAGACATTGTTTGAAACCAAGGAATAGTATTAGTCAGTCTGTATTGTAGTACAGCCTGAGATACTACAGCTGCCGCAGCTTGATTAGGATCATTAGGATTTCTTGCTTTTATACTAACCACATCTTCATTAGTAAAGAAAGCAACATTCATTGCTGATTGTAAATTCCTTACAGCAGTTCTGGTTTTGGGCCTAAAAAACCTTGATCTTTTATCGTAAGCGTTTGTATTATACTTAGAACCAGGAGGATGATTACTATTAAATAAAGAAAGACTTTTTTCCCATTGGCCTCTTAAGTTAGCATCAATCCACTCAGAAGAATCATCGTATGCTTGCCTAGCTAATCTAAGCCAAGAGTCCTCGCGAAGAGACTCATCATCATCTACATTTAAAACTTCTGAGCCTTCTGTAGGCGGTTGTGGATTAATTAAACTCATGCAGCATAGTCTCCATCAAGTTGTCCTTTAGCGCTCATCTCCAAATCATTATACAACGTATTATTAAACTTGCCTCTTTGCTGTCTAAATCTTTCTAATATCTCTCCGCCAGCCATAACAACCATTTTATAGTCATTATCTATTTTATCAGCATGGATTACAAATCCCCAGTTC